CGTTGCCGGCTACGTAGGGACGAGGAGACGGACGGAGCCCCCGCCACTTGACCTTCGACGCCTTACGGTGGTCAGTCGGCGCGCAACAGTTTCGGCCACGTCTTCGGGCCGCACTCACCATCCACACGCAGCCCGGCTTCCTTTTGGAAGCGGCGCAACGCATTCTCCAGTGGCTCGCCGAACACGGTGTCGTCGATCCCGCCGTCCAGGCCGTAGCCGCGGGCGTGCAGTAGGTAGAACAGCGTCTTGACGTCGTAGCCGCGCGAGCCGCGGCGCAGCAGGGGCAGGGTTTTCACGATCTCTTCCATCCAGGTCGGCTTGACAGGCTTCGTCGGAGCGGGCTTGCCGTTGGAGTACGCCGGATAGCCGAACCCGGCTACGTTGCCCAGGCTGCGCACGCGGCGCTTGAGCTGGTTGCCGGTGTTGCCCTCCAGCGTCACGATCATCCGGCCGCCGCCCCTCACGGCTTCGACGATGCCGACGTGGTCGATCGCCGGAATGTTGCGGGAGCCGCCCCAGTCGAAGAAGACGATGGCCGCCTTGCGTGGGGTGTGCCCCCACTGGCCGCGGTTCTTGAACCACTGCGCGTGGCCAGGCGTCCACGCGAAGTCGCCTACGATATCCAGCAGCCCGGCCTTGTCGGCGGCCCAGGCGAGCGTCATGTCGCACCACGCCTCGCGTGCCCACCACTCCGGCTTGCCGTGCCGCTTGGCCCACCAAGCGGCGAACTTCGTCCAACCAGTGGGGGATTCGGTGTAGCCCAGTTCGGCACGCAGCACGTCGAGAAGCCTGTCCTCAGGCGTCTTGGCCACCCTTAACCTCCTCCTCATCGGGGTCTTCGTCCTCGACCGCAGAGCCCGGGACCTGCGGCATCTCGGACTGGTCGGGGTCGTACTCGGTCACATCTGCGTCGCGGTACGGTCGCGGCGGCAGCGAATCTTCATCGTCAGGGGACACGACGGCCTCCAAGGGGGTCAGGCGCAGCCACTCGGCCACGGTCATCTTCAGATCCGCGCTGGTCACGCGGAGGGGGAGTACGGCGGGCACGACCACCACGCCGTCCTCGACGGGGAACACGGTCAAGGGGGGTCAGCCTCTGGTCACGCTGATCAGGGCGATGACGGCGCTGGCCACGGTCACGAGCACGCTCACGACGGCGATGATCTGCTTGGTCCGGTCGGCGAGCTGCGTGCGCGTCACTGCCTCCCGCTCGACGGCATCCAAACGTGCCTCCATCGCCGTGTACCGTACGTCCGCGGCTGCGGCGTTCTGCTCGACGCGCTGCGCGAGCTCGGCGTGCCGGTCGTCCACCTGGTCCAGACGCTGCAAGATGAGCTGTGTCAGGCCGTTGTTCTTCTCGAATCCCACCTCGACCAGGCGTTGCAGTTTTTCCAAGCCGAGTGCCAAGCTCGGGATCTCCTCGCTTGTCACAGTGGCACCGACTCGGCGTCCAGGTCGTAGGTGATCGTCCACTCGTCGTACTTGCGGACCGCCACGGTGTATCCCTGCGCTGCCAGCGCGTGCGCGAAGTCGAGGGCCGAGATGGGCTCGCTCCGGAACTGGCCCGGCACGCCGGTCGGCCGGTCAACGACCGCGTACAGCACCCACGACACCGGCTGACCGACCGGGGCCTGGCGCAGACACACGAACCACGTCCGGTCTGACAGGTACTGAACCTGCCCGCCGACGAAGTGCGCGTGACGGCCAGCGTGGCCGTATCGGTAGAACAGCTCGGCGGCCTGGTCCACCTTGGCCAGGTCCGGGCCCAGCTCACCGTTGGGGTCATCGCCGATCGGCAGGGACATCTCGTCGCCGTTGGGTGAATACAGCAGCATCACGCTCTCCTCAGGTAGTACGAACCAAGTGAGGGCCGGGCATTAGACGGGGCGGCCGAGCAGCATCGACAGGTGGTCGCGGGTTGCCGCCATCCGCTCCTTGTCTGGCCGGTACGTGGCCTTCAGCGCCGCCAGCCGCTCGTGCGGATCGACCACGGCATCCTGGCCGGGGTCCACGTCGAGCGCGCGAGACGTGGGCCGCGCTGCCGGGCTGGGCCAGAGGATGCGGACCTCATGGGCCTCTACCCAGGCGATTCGCGCCAGGTGCGCCTCGCGTGCCTGGCCGGTGGAGTCGGCATTTCCGAACGTCACGGGCCTGTTGTTGCGGACCAATCCCGCCAGGGCGGCGGCGTCGTTGGCCGCGTTCGCTCGCTGCATCGGGTGTGGGATGTGCAACTGGAGGATCGCGATCCGCAGCAGCTCATCGATGTCGCCGGGGTCGAGCCCGTATTCGACGGACAGATTCTCGAACGTGCAGGCGGGCAGGGCGTAGACGTGCCGTGTCCCGTCGGGGCTGGCGGTGACGATCATCCACCATTCGGTGTCGTCATCCCCGACATGTTCATACGCGTCCACGATTTCACGGGTGATCATGATTATTGCTTCCAGACCCAGTACATGACTCGATAGCTGACGCCCGGCGCGCCGCCGGTCGTGGAGAACCCGAACCCTCCATCCGACCGCGACGACACCGTCACGCCATGCGGGCCGAAGACGTTGAACATCGTCGCGGTGATCAACGGCGTGCCTCCGACGAAGGTGAACCCATAGCCAATGGACCCTGTGGTCCCTGCCGGGAACTCAGCCTCGCCTCGCGTGAACGCACCGATAGCGCCGGGGTTGCCCATCTTGCCGAGGAAGTCCAGCCATCCGTCCCGCTTGACCAGCAGTCCGCTGTGGGCCTGGTTGTTTCCATCGGCGATCGTGAACTCCGCCGTTTCGTGGGAGAGCTGGATGACGCCCTTACGACCGTTGACGACGGCGGATCCCATCTGGATCGAATCCTGCAACGCCACGTTCGCGGTGATGTAGTGGTACTGACCCGTGGGCTCGTAAAAGCGGATCTCCGGGTCCACACCGAAGGATGGGTTGATCACCAAGCGGGGGCCACTCAAGCCTGACTGGATACGGCCCACGATGTCGAACTCGCCCGCGGCGGTGTTCAGGTTCGCCATCTGCTCGCCGCTGCTGTTGTAGGCGCGCAGCCCGGTCGTGTCCAGTTGGATGCGCGCCCCGCTCAGGGCTGATTGCAGCGAGAACTGCCCGTTCGCCGAGTCGATGCGCACAGTGCGGGTGCCGGCCGGGGAGTACGCCTCCAGCCCACCCGGTCCGAGCTGAACCCGGGCGCCAGCCGCCGCGGTGCGCAGGATGGCGCCGGTGATGGTCTTGCCGTCGATCGCCGTCGCGGTGAGCCTGCCCGCATCCACCGACCCGGCCGCCAGCTTGTCGAGCGTGACCGCGTTGGCCTGAAGGTGTCCGGTGTTGATCGCGAGCGCCTGAACGAGGTTCCCGGTGATCGTGTTAGCGATCACCTTGTCGGCCGCGTTCACGGTCCCGTCCACGATGTTCGCGCCGGAAATGACCTTGCCAATCACGTCGGTGTTCACCAGCGGCTGTGTGGCGATCGTCATCACGCCGGACCGGGCGGACTGGTTGCCGGACCGGTCAAGGGCGGTGAGCCAGATCTCGCGATCCGAGCCGTACGGCTGGCCGCCGATCACGGCCACGCCCGCGCCCTGGAGGTAGTCCACGACCTGCGTGCTCCCGACTGCGGCCGGGTCGCGCATCCACACCAGGACGCGGTCGAAGTCGGGCGGCATCGCCTCCCCGGCCGAGCCGAGCCCGTCCCACGACACGTGGATCACGCCCAACCGCGACATCAGCGCCGGCGCCGAGGGCACCGGCGGGGGGCTGGTGTCGTCGGGGACGAGCACAATGATCTGCCCGGAGAACTCACCTCGCACGGCGTCGGCGACGGCGCGCACTTTGAACGCGTGCTCGACGTTGACCCGCAGCGGCGAGTAGGTCGCGGTCGCATCCTCCACGACCGCGATCTGATGCCAGATGCCGCCCACGTTGTTCTCACGGGCGAACAGTTCGTAGGCGTCCACCTCGATGGCGATGCCCGAAGGGTCGGCGACGACCGGTGTCCAGGTGGCAGTGATCTGACCGCGGGCGGTGCCGGACTCGTCGATGTACGCCTGCGCATCCACGATCAAGCCTTGTGGTGTGGCGGGAGCCCGGCCGCCCGGCTCCGGCGCGGGTGTTCCTCCGGTCCCTCCGGAGCCGACACCCCCGGCGAGGATCCCGGCCGCCTGGCGAGCGAGCCGGATCTCGCGTTCGATGAACCGGTCGTTCAACACGAGGTTGCCGGAGATCGAGCCGTCCTTGTCCACGGCGAGGGTGACCTGGCGCACCCGGAGCGGCTGCATCTGGCCGCCATCGCCGGGGGCCTTGATGACGTCGCCCGGCCGATAGTGCGCCAGCGGCAACCAGCGGGCGGCCTCGACGCGGATACCGCGCGTGATCTGGGCTCGCTCGCGGCTCGCGCGCTCAAGCGCGTTCTGTCCGAGGAGGACAGCGGTGCCCTGGTCGCTGATGCCGCCCTGCGACTGGGTGGTTTCCCAACGGCCCCACGGGGCGACCGCGCTGGGGTTGGTGACCTCGACGGCCAGGCCCTTCTCCCCGCGTACGAGGATCGCGGTCGCGAAGTCCTCTAAGGTCGCGGTGTCGGGGGCTTCGTCGATGTCGCGGCCGAGCCGCAGATCGACCGGGCCGGCGCCGGCGCCGGGCTGGCGGCCCAGGACGGTGCCCTCCCGGTACACGCGCAGTCTGCGGCCGGTCATGGTCCAGTCGAGCACGCCCTGCTCGCTGAGGTTGATCAGGAGGGTGAGTAGGTCGATGCCGGGCTCGATCTCGACCGCGAGCTTCTTGTTGCCGTCCCACGCTTGCCCGGCGCTGTCGTGCGTGGAGGTGAAGTCGATCGTGAGGCCCGGCAGCGCACCGCGCGCCTGGCCCTCCAGGACGAGAGTGCGCAGCAACGCGCCCGGCGTGACCGCCGAGAACTGGCGCTTGCCCTCGGCCATGACGCCACCCGTGTACATGATCAGCTTGCGGAGTTGCCAGCTGTAGGCGGGGCACTCGTACGTGCGTGTCCCGGCCCGGTCGGTGGCGTCGGCGCCGCGTTTGATCCGGATGAACCGGCCGCCATCCGGTTCCACCCACGCTCCGCCGGCGACCGCGTACTCGACGGCGATCTCGACGGGCTGCTCCAGCCAGGCCGCGCCGACCCCGGCCGTGGGGTAGGTGAGCTTCAGGCTGGGCACGTCGTTGAGCGGCAGGCCGACCTCGAACCCGAGGTGATGCGGCAGCGTGCCGCGCCGCCCCCCATTGGGAGCGTACGCGACCAGCCGAAGGCCGTACGGCGCAGGCGTGCCAGGGATGATGACCTGCACGAGTCCTCCAGGAGAGGCAGTCGGGATCGTCGCGTGCGGTAACGGTTGAGGCACTACTGCCACCAGCTATCCAGGGCAGAGGGTGCAATAGGGCCATGTCTGCCAGGCAGCCCCGGCCACCAGCTCGGCAGGTGATCGCAGCGGCGACCACGTCTAAAGCACGCCGCATGGCCAGAGCCGCAGCACGAGCCTCTCCCCCGGCCGCGCCACCTTCCGCACGCCCGACGAGGCGATGGATACAGCGGCTCCTCTGGCTAATCCCCGTCCTAGTGGGGATCGCTTGGACCGCCGTCGCCGCGACCAACGAGGCCATTCCGGACTGGGGGCGATGGACCCTGGCCGGTATCGCCCTGGCGGGAATCGCCATCCTCGGCATCGCCGTGCTGGTCGGGCCAGCCGCGCGCCGCCTGGCCGGGGAACGCCACCCGCTCACCAAGGCCGAGCGTCAGCAGATGACCGCCACAGAACGCGTCGAGGCCGTCAACGCCGCCCGCCACACCCTGATCCAAGCCGCTACTGGGCTGGTCGTCATTGGAGGCGTGGTCTTCACCGCGCAGGGCTTGTGGTACACAGCGCAATCACTCGACGCCTCCCGGCAGGCCCAGCGGACCGCCGAGCAGGGGCAGATCACCGACCGGTATACGAAGGCCGTGGAACAGCTCGGCTCCACCAAAGTGGATGTCCGGCTCGGCGGCATGTACGCCCTCGAACGGCTCGCGCAAGACTCGCCCCGCGACCGCCAGACCGTATATGACGTGCTGGCTGCGTTCGTTCATGAGCACGATCCGAAACTCGGCGTCAAAGCGAAGGGCCTACCTGGCGTGCCTGCCACCGATGTGCAGGCAGCCTTGACGGTGATCGGCCGTCGAAACGCTGCCCCAGACACACGTGCGCCCGACCTGAACTCGATCCGTACCCCAGGTGCGAACCTGACCTATGCGAAACTGACCGACTCGAAGTTGACCAGCGCGATCCTGACCAGCGCGAACTTGTACGGCGCGTACTTGAGCTACGCGGACCTCACCGGCGCGAATCTGGTCTTCGCGAACCTGGCCGAGGCAACGCTGACCGACGCGAACCTGGACGGTGCGGACCTGACCCGGGCGACCCTTTTCAGCGCGGACCTGAGCCGCGCGGGCCTGAGCTACGCGGACCTCACCGGCGCGAATCTGGTCTTCGCGAACCTGGCCGACGCTATCCTGGCCGACGCGAACCTGCGCCGCGCTACCCTGGTCGACGCGAACCTGCGCGGCGCCAACCTGCGCGGCGCCAACCTGCGCGGCGCTTACCTGGGCGGCGCCAACCTGCGCGGCGCTAACATAATCGACGCGAATCTGCGCGGCGCTTACCTGGGCGGCGCAGATCTGACCGGTGCAGAGCTGATCGGCGCCGACCTGACCGACATACGCGGAGTTGCAGAGAGCGAGATCAGACGCGTAGCCACCGTCGATAAGACCACGATCTTCTGATTGAATGCACCGCCCCTACGGGCCGATCCGGTCGCCGTTCGGCGCGTAGGCGACGAGCCGGAGCGCGTACCGCTGACCCTGGCCCGCGATGATGACCTGCACTGATCCCCCGATATGTCTCTGAATCCATGGACGCAAGCGAGGGGGTCAGGGCCGCGCCGCCAACGCGGCGAGCAGCCGCGCCATCCGCAGGTCGTGGTCCTCGAACCGGTCCCCCAGGACAAGGTTTCCGACGACCACGCCGCGCACGGTCCGGCTCAACGTGACCTGCCGGATCCGCAGCGGCTGGGGGGCGCCGGCGTTGCCCAGGGCCAGGATCAGGTCGCCGGGCCGATAGTCCCGCAGCGGCAGCCACTGCGCCTCCGCCGTGGTGATCTCGCGTGTGCGCTGCACCCGCTCAGTTGTGGCCGTCACCAGTGCAGCCGTGCCAGCCGTGTGCGCCGACCCGCTGTCGGTAAGGCCGGGCTGTCGCATGCCGATTTCCCATCGACCCCACGGCAGCGGGGTACCGACGTTGACTACCTCCTGGCGGACTTCGCCGTCGCCGACCACGTACGCGGCCGACGCCATGTCCTTCAAAGTGCCGACGTCGGGCGCGGCCCTGATGTCGCAGCCACCGTGCAGGATGACCGGGAAGGAGCCCATGGTCCGGTCGCGTAGCACGCCAGTGTTCGGCTTCCACGCGGAAAGCTGCCGGGCGCCGCTCAGGCGGAAGTCGAGCAGCCCGAACTCGACCAGCTTCAGCAGAACCGATAGCAGGTCGGTGCCGAGCGGGATGCCCATGCCCATGAACGGCGACCAGGACGCGGCGGCCGTATCGATGCTGCTGGTGAACGTCCACGTCAGGCCGTTAAGTGCGCCGCGGGATTGGGCTTCGGTCATCAGCGTGTGCAGTATGAAGCCGCCTGTCGCCGACGAGCTGAACATCCGCTGTTGGTTGACCGGCGCGATGGTCGCGTGCGGGTAGACGACCGCCTTCCTCAAGGTCCACAAGTAGGACGGACAATCGAACCGCCACACGGCTGCGGGGTCGAGCTGGTCGCCGACACGGTGGAGCAGCAGGAATCGGCCCTCGGGGTACTCCGTCCAGGTGTTGCCGTCAACCGTCCACTGCACGCCGATTTCGCATGATGTAGCGATTAACTCAGCGCCGACCGCGTGCGCACTGTAGGCGAACTTCAGGGCAGGGAGGTCATTTAGCGACCAGGCGACCTCGATGCTAAGGGGGTGCGGAAGCAGACCGCGGCGGGCGCCGTTGGGGTCATAGGCCACGAGACGGAGGTCGAACATGAAGACCTCCATCTATCTCGCAGATGCCTTAGCCACCTGTTTCTTCGACGGGGAGCATCCAGCCGTGTACGCAACGCGAGGTATCTTCGAGCATGTGGGTGCGATGAGCGGGATGCGAGGTTCGACTTGCCATCTTGATCGATAGTCGAAGCGTGCCGAGGGCCGGTCGTGGTGTTGGTGCTGAAGCACAGACCATCCATGCCCCTCAACGTGTCCCCTTCGGGGTCAAAGGTAGGCGCGGCGGGCTCGGACTTCGATCTTCGACGCCGGGGTTGTACCGGTCGCGGTGCACGAGAGAAGCACGGCGCGGGAGAACGGATCCCCCACGGCCATCGCCGGTGTCAGGTGGATCCACCGCGACGCAGAGCCAGGCCCGAACACGCTGATCATGCCGGTCTTGTCCGCGCCCGTCGCGAGATCCCACGTGTCCGTGATGACCACCGCGGCGCGCATCGTTGCCGCGTCGATCAGCAGCCGCTCCGACGCCGTGATGGAGTTCGCTCCTGAGGTGAGCAGGCCGACCGCGCCCTGCGTGGCCACGTCCCGCAGGGTGATGTTCGTGGCCGGCCCTGTGACGCGCAGGAGCGCGTCCGTGATGGGCGCGGTTGAGCTGGCGAGCGTGGTGACCGACTGGTTGGAGGCGTTCGCGTTGCCCTGCCAAGTCGTCACCGTCTCATCGCGCCAGTAGACGCCCGGCACCTCGACGATCGCGGTCAGCTTGGCCCGCGCGGCTCCGGTGTTGACCTCCGGTTCGCTCGCGGCCGTCACCGTCACGTCGGCCACACGGACGATGCTGCCCGCCTGGTAGCGCAGGCTCATGAGGCGATGCCGGACGCCGAGCAGCGCGCCCAGTGCCTCCAGGTTGGCCTCCATCTGCGGGTAGCCGCCGTCCGTCCCGGCTGGGGTCGCGCCGGTAACGGTGAAGACCAGCGGGAAACTGGTCGTCTCGTGGTCGAGGCCCGTGATGGGCAGCTCGCCAGCCCGGCCGGGGACGGTCACCCTGACGGCCCGTGCCCCCGGCAGCGGCCGGCGCTGCGTGCCCTTCTTCAGCCGCCAGCAGCCTGCTGGGTGGTCCAGCGGGACGCCGTCGAGCGTGTAGGACGGCATGGTCAGATCACCCCCAGGGCGCCGGCGAGCTGGAGTCCGCGGTTGACGCTGGTCGAGGTCGGCTCACTTTGCGGGTAGTAGTTCGTCTGGTGGATGACGGTCCTCGCGTTGGCCAGGCCGCCGCCTGCCAGCCCGTTCGGCACGTTGACCCCGGGAGTGCCGAGGTCTGGGATTCCGGTGCTGGCCACGATGCCCGCCATGCGGTTTGCGGCGATTCGGACGAGTCCTCCGGCCTGGGTGATGCCGAGGGCGAGTCCGGCCGGCACCTGGCGGCCGATCTTCATGAACAGGCGGCTGGGGCTGTGGATGCCGAGGAAGTCGAGCACGGGCTGCGGCAGGATGGAGCGGAGGAAGCCTACGATCCGATCCTTGATCATGTTTCCGGCTGCGACGATGCCGTCCCACAAGCCCTCCATCAGCGCGCGTCCGGCGTTCATGATCGTGTCTCCGAAGCCCTTGATCGCCGACACGATCGACTGGAACGCGCCTCGGAAGTCACCGTTCAGTAGCTGGACCACAGCTGTGATGATCTTGATCCAGAGCGGCAGATGCGCCGTCGCGATCTCGACCAAAGGTCCGATGATTGGCTGAATCACACCAAGGATCTTGGAAAGTTCGCCGACCCAGGAGGTGATCACGGGGATCAGGGCCTTGACCAGCTCCAACGTGGACGGGAGCAGATCCATCGCCAGTTTGATCAAGGGCGGAAGGACTGTTTTCAGCGCTTGTGCGAGGAATTGGCCGATCTGTGCCGCGAGTGGTGCCGTGGCCGCCGCGAGCTGCGTCACCGCGCTAGACAAAATCGGAATAATGGGCTGCAAGCTGGACGAAAGCACTGAAGTCACCGGGCCGAGTGCGGCCGACAGGTTGGTCAGCGCGGCACCCAGGATCTGACCCAGGATCCCGGCAAGCTGCCCGATCACTGGCAGCAGCGGAGCCGCTGCGGCCAGCACCGCCGAGATCCCCTGACCCAGCGCGAGCAGCCCCGCCTGAAGCCCCGGGTCCGCGAACGCGCGCGACAGCATCTCCGCGACCAGCGTCAGCCCAGGACCAAGCGCCGCCAGCGCTGGACCGAGCGCCGAGACCGCGGCGGCCAGCCCAGGACCCAGCGCAACCGCGATGGCCGCGACATGTGGCGCGATGAGCGCCAGCGATCCACCGAGCGCCACGAAGATCGGCATCAGGACACTTCCAACCTGCGCCAGCGATTGGAAGATCGTGATGAGGATCTGCTGACCCTGAGCCGAGTTGACGAACGCGTTCACTTGGCCGAGCAGTTGCCCGATCACGCCGAGCGCGCCGATCCCGCCCGTCTGCATCGCGGCGAAAACACCCCGCACGATGCCGATCACGTCCCCGGCGATCTGGCCGAGCTGGCGGAACACTGACACGGCGCCCTCCAACCAGGCCAGTGCCTGGCCGGAGGCCGCCGCGTGATACAGGAACCGGCCAAACTTCTCGGCCGCGTCGGCGAGCCCCGGCGCAAGGCCAGCCAAGAACCCTGCGCCGATCACGCCTACGTCCCGCAGCCCGTCCAGCAGAGGCCGCAGCGCGGGCGTGAACGCCGACACCGCCTCACGCAGCGAGGCGAACACTGACTGGACAGCCCAGACGGTCTCGCTGGACTGGGCAAACCTCGCCACCTCAAGGGTTGCGAGTCCGAGTGCGCCGGCCACGCCGGACATGCCGGTGCTCAACGGCCCCAGGAGCGCGCCCGCGACCGCCTCGATCTGCCCAGCCAGCGGCGAGAAGAAGGCGTCCTGCACCGATACCCGCAGCTGACGGATCGGGTTGTAAAGATCGTTAAGGGCGAAGGCGGCTGCGCTGGCGGCCGGGCTCAGATCGGCAACGGCTTCAAGGAACGCCTCGTAGTCCCCTGACAGCGCGGCCGAGAACGCCTCACCCACACCTGCGGTCGCGACCTTGAAGGTGGCCATGGCCGCTGCGCCCATGGCCAAGGCTCCGGGCAGCGCAGTCACGATCCCCGACGCCGGGGCGAGCGCGGCCACCAAAGCGCCGCCGCCCTGCGCGAGCGTCGCCACGCCGGATGCTGCCGCCGAGGCCGCAACCGAAAGCGCCATGAAACGGACGCCGAGCGTGGCCGAGCTGGCCATCAACTCGCCGGCGTTGGCCTTGGAATCTCTGGCCTTGTCGCGGAAGAAGTCCAGGGCTCGCCGGAGTCCAGACGTCATCTTGTCGCGCAAGTCGAGCGTCGCGAACAGCTCGCCCACGTTCAGCGCCACGCCCGCCACCACCTCTCCGGAGAGTCACGATCAAGGGGGAGGGGTGGTGGCGTTACTTGCTGTCGCCCGGGTCGAGCGCGCGGGCGATGCGCGTGTCAGCGGTGAGCAGCCCCAGCAGGCGGGTGCGCAGCCACCGCCAGGAGCGGGTGCGGAGCTGGGCGGGCTCGTCGAGGTCGATCCCGAACGTCTCGTGCAGGTCGGCCTCGACGAGCGGCCACCGGGTCAGGATGTCGAGCCAGGAGACGCTGCGCCCTTTCGAGAGCGAGAGGCCGTCTTCCTGGTCGTACCAGTCGCGGAGCCCCGACTGCGGGTCGATCGGGCCGCCGCTGCCTGAGCCCGACGAGTCGCCCGGTTCGGGGCCTGCCCTTCCCCCGAGACGGACTCCCAGTGCTTGGCCGCAGCCTCCAAGCCGGCCGCGACCCACACGAGCGCGGTCTGCCCGACATGCTGGATCACCGGCCACGACACCTTGTCGGCGAACAGCTCGTCGTAGACGGGGCCCAGGATGCGCCGGTAGAGGTCCTTCTCCTGGTTGTCGTCGAGCACGGTCTCGGCGAGCTGGTGCAGGCCCTCCTCGTCCACCTGCTGTCCCGCCTCAACCGCGAGGCCGGCGTGCATGAGTCGCTGGCACAGCAGACCCACCTCGGCGTCGGGCGGCGGGATCACGTACGTCCGGCCGCCGGCCGGGAGCCGTAGCGACGGGTCGAAGAACTCATCCAGCTCACGGAAGGTGGCCATCACGCGGCCACCGGGTTTTCGATCTCGACCGGGGCGTTCTGCCCGAGCAGTGTGAACGAGAAGGGTTCGAGGTCGGTCTTCTCGCCGCCCTTGGTGAACTCGCTGACGGTGCAGACGCCCTCGTAAGCGTCGTCGGCGCCGTCGCGGCGGTACCAGCGGACCTTGATGTTCGCCGCGAAGCCGACCTTACGGGCGGCCTTGCGGATGAACTGCTGGCCCGGGTCCGGAGTGAAGACGGCCGCGTCGGTGCGCTTCCGGCGCCCCTCCGCCTCGATCTTCCACTTGCGCTCCGTCACGACGTCGGCGCCCCAACCCTCCTCATCGTCAAAATCGCCATCGTCCTCGACGTTGTCGTCCGTGGTCTCCTCGAACTTGGAGAGGCCGCGTACGGGCGTCCACACCGGGGCGGACGCGCCGGGAGCGCTCGTGTCCACGTCGAGCCGCCAGTCCTTGGCGAGCAGGCTTCGCAGGCCCATGATGATCTCCTTGCATGCCAGAGCGCCGCCCAGCGGTGCGTGGGCAGCGCGAGAAAGGTCAGGCCCGCGTCAGTCGGGCCGGTTCGGGCTGGGTCGGTACGCCAGCAACTCGTACGAGTCAGCCCTTTCCCAACGTCCGCTGGCGTCGCGGCCGAGCGGCGCGACCGTGGTCCGCCGCGCGAGCAGCACCAGCACGCCGGTCGAGAGCCGCATATCGGCCACGCCATGCAGCACGTCGAACACCGCATCGGCGAAGTCGTCGGCCACACGCGGGTCGGTCTTGGCTCGCATCCGCACCTGCACGAGCACCGTCGAGTCGGACTGCTCGACGTCGTCGCCGCCCGTGCCGTACACCGCGAGCGCGATCGCCTCATCCGGCCGAGCCGGCAGACCACCGATGGTGATGGCGCGCTGGTCGTCGCCGTACTTGCCGATCGGGCTCCAGTCGCCCACGTCGTGCTCGGCCAGCAGGATGGCGAGGCCGGTCAGCAAGTTCCGGGAAAAGCCGCTCACGAGCGCAGCGCCCGGCGGATGTGCTTGGCCACGATCAGCTTCACGGCCTCGGCCTCATCGCGGAGCGTCGTCTCCAGGAACTTCGCCTCCCCTTTGACCGGGTGGTTGAAGTCCAGTTCCTCGTGCTGACGGACCGCGTATGGCTGATCAAAGCTGATCGCGCCGACCAACTCGGACTCGTCCACCGACACCGTGCCGGACCGCTCCAGGTGACCCTCCTGCCAGGGGACCTTGGGCCCCGTCATCGTGAGCACATGCTCGGCGCCCTGATGCAGGCCACGCGCCGCCGCGGCTCGCGTCTCGGCGACGAGCTGCTCGACGTTGATGTGCATGTTGAGCTCGACGTCCATCAGCGGCACACCACCTCTACGTGATCAGGAGTCGGCAGGCCGCCGCCATCTCGGGAGAACGACGTGATGGCGGTGGTGACGCGGCCGTTGACCGTGACCCGACTGCCCTCGGGGCAGCGAGTCCGGGGCGGGAAGAAGATCGTTGTGTCGGACACCGTCTCTGCGCCCTGAGCATCACGGACCATCCGCCGCTCGTCGTCGACGAGGCAGTTCACGGTCACCGCCGCGCCGTACACCGGGCCATAGGCGCCGTCGCCCTCGAACGGCTCGATCTGGGCCTGATGCCTGAGTAGCCAGTCAGGAAGCATCACCAGGCCGCCACATCGAAGACGTAACCCGGCAGCAGTCCCGCGGTATGCAGGATGCGCGCGGCGTCCGGCGCGTGCCGCGGCGGCCCACCGTCGGTGTTGCGCCCGCCGAGCCGAACCGATCCGATCTGCACGTCCTTGAACGCCGACGCCACGCCGTACGGATCGCCGAGCGCCAGCGACCACGCCGCCTGCGCGCATGTGGCCCGCATGATCGCCTCCCGCTCCTTCGGGTCGGTCGGCATCTCGTTGTCGTCGGTGTTGTAGACCGCGCCGAGCAGCAGCTCGTCGATCCGCTCCGAGGCCCGCGCCAGCGCGGCGGCGATGCCGTCCGGTGCGGGCTTGTCGGTGTAGGCCGCGTAGTCGGCGGCCGTCGCGTACACCACCACCGGGGGCCTCCCTAGGGCAGCTCGTACACGGTGACCGACACACCGGCCGGGTCGTCGTAGTTGATCCACACGGTGCCATCCGACTGCCGGTACACCTCGGGCACCGGCGGGATGAGCACGTCGCCGGTGTTCGCGGGGATCGTGTACGGCCGGTCTGGGAGCGGCTGACCGTCCACCTCGCCCGGCATGACGATCGTCACCGTGCGGGCCGCCGTCGCGACGTTCTTCAGGCGGATCTGCCGCTTGGCGGAGTAGCCGTACGAGTGGCCGTCCGCGACCGCTGGTGTGAGCGCCCCTGCGAGGCTCAGGCCGGCGCGCGGCACCGGCGTCACGGTCAGGTTAGCCCTGGCCATCGCCGTCCCCCTCTTCCTGCTGATCGTCGGTGTCCGCGCCGAACTCCTCGATGAGCGACGCCTTCGACAGCGCCTTCGCGTCGGCTTCCGTCATGCCGCGCGAAATCGCGTAGCCCACCCACGCGGCCTTGGGCGCGGTCTCGGGCGGCCGGATCAGCGTGGGGGGCGGCATCGGGTCGGGCTGCTGGGGAGCGCCCGAGCCGGTGACTGTCCAGTTCGGCAGAATGTCCAGGCAGGCGTCGCGCTCGTCGAGCTCGACGACCTGCCCGGTGTTGCGGTTCTTGTACCGCCACGTCACGGGGCCACCCCGTGGATCAGAACAGCGCGGTTGGGGTCCAGGGTCTTGACGCCGTACAGCGTGTCGATCGACACGATGTCTTGCTTCTTGACCTGGTCGTAGCCCATGACCACCCTGAGCGCGAAGCCCTGGTAGGACTCGACGTGCGCGTTGGCCGCGCCCTGCGGAAGCACCAAGGGCCTCGTTACCAGGGCAAACGCCGTCCTGTGGAAGGCGACGCCGATCTCGGTGTTGGGCTGGCCAGCGCCAGGCGTGCCGGTCGGCGCCTCGATGTTCTGTGTCTGGTACGCGTCGTGCCCGAAGATCCGACGCCCCAGGTTGGCCTCCCTCAACCCTTCCGTGTCGCCCCTGGTGTCGGCCTGATGAAACAGCGGGTCGCTGAGCCACTTGGCCTCGATCTCGGGCCCGACCACAACGTGCCGGTCGGTCGCGGGCACGTTGCGCTGGTTCAGGACGCGGCGCGCGTCGATGACGCTGCGCGGGTTGTCCCAGTTGTGGATCGCGGCACCGGTAACGCCGGTGATGGGCGCGCCAGCCTTACCGACGCGCTGCACGATGTCGTTCCTCAGGGTGAGGATGTCCTTGTCGATCTTCTGAGCGATCGCCTCGCACGCGGGCGCCAGGAGCTGGGCGTTGAAGTCGATGATCTCCAACGTCAGTTCTTCCGACGTGACAGCAAAGGAGACGTCGGCAAATTTGTCCAGCGTGATCGGGATGCTGCCCTCGGTCGCGTTCTGGATCTCGATACCGGTCGTGCGGTTGAAGTTCTTCGCCTCGAAGACCGCGGGCTTCCTGATCGTCACCGTGTCGCCGACGCGGTTGACGAACTCCTCCTCGTAGTCCCGGTGCACGAGCTGGCTCATGACTGTGTTCTCGTACAGGTTCGCCAGCGCCTGCTTGGCGATGATGCTCGGGGTCAGAAACGTGTTAGGCATCGGGCCTTACTCCCATGGGAACAGCGGTAGCGGTCCCGCTATCGCTCAGGACGACGGCTTCGCGCGCCTCTTGCGGAAGTCGTCGATGGACGGTTCGGAGCTCGGCGGACGCCCGCCAGGCCCGCCGGCGAACTCCCCTCCGCTCCGTGCAGGCGGCCCCGCCAGGGAGCCGACCTTGTACTTGGGGTTCTCATCCAGCGCGAGCTGGATGGTTTCGCCGAGCTTCGTGGCGAAGTCGTCGGCGTTGACGTCGAGGTCGCGGATCTTCTTCAGGAAGCTGCGGCTGTCGAGCAGGGCGTCGGGATCGGCGCCCATCTTCGAGCCCGCACGGTGCACAGCCAGCTCGATCAGGGCGCGGCGGTGCCGCTCCTTCTCCGAGTCGCGCTCCTTGGCGGTCGTGTCGCGCTCGCTCGTGAGCTGCTCGATGACCTGCTCGGGCGTGAGCTGCTGCTGCTCCTCGCCGATCAGGCCAAGCGCCTTACCGATCTGCTGGGCGAACTCGGTCTGCACCTGCTTGGAGAGCTCCTCGGCAGACGGGCCCTTCGCCTTGGCTGCCTCCTCGGCCGCCTTCTGCGCTTCCTTCAGCGCGGCTCGGCTGTCGCCCGCCTCTTTACGCAGGTCCCGGTACAGCTTCTGCGCCCACGACGGAAGCTGGTCCACCCGGATCGCGTCCGGATTCACCGGCTCCTGCTCAGGAGCAGGCGGCGTGGGCGGCGTGACCCCGGCCTCAGGAGCGCCCTCCTGGGCGCCGGTGTCCTGCGGCTGGCCTTCGCCTCCTTCGCCATCCGGAGCACCTCCAGCGATCAGCCGGATCGGCGCGCCGGACTTGCGGTAGCCGATGATCGCGCCAGGCGTCGTCGGCAGCATCGAGTGATCGAACATTGGCCCTCCTGGAGCCGGACATGACAAAGGCCCGCGCCAGGCGGGCCTTACGAGAGACAGATGACCAAGTCAGCGCCCGGCTGGCCGGTACCTGCGGTAGATGCGCACCCACAGCAGCGTGAGCGCGCGTTGACGGTCGTCCCCAGCGGGGTCGTACGGGCAGCCGGTGATCGGCAGCCTCCGGAGCGCGGCGTACCGCGCGGTGGTGATGGCCGCGCGGCGCTCCAGGTCGGTCAGGCTCACCTGCGATCCTCCCTGGTTCGTTTGGCGGCTCGCTTGTCGGAGTCGCGGCCCAACGCCTGCGCCCGGAACTCGGTCAGCGTGAGCCGCGGGTGCTTGTCCCACCACGTCTTCAGCTCGTCGCTCGCGTACTTCATCGCGCGGGCCTGCGGCCCGGACAGCAGCGTCCGGCCGTCGATGCCCCGCTCGCGGCCCTCGGCGTTGACGAGTACCCCGCGGGTGTACCGCTCGGCGGCGATGAACTGGACCTCAATCCACTCGTCGTACAGGCGGCGCGCCACCTGATCGAGAGTCTCACCGGGCAGGCGCTGCGACTCGACATGCGCCCGCGACTCCTCGCGGCGCATCATCTCCGGATCCAGGCCGTACACCTGCGCGTACGCGTCGAACTCGTCCACACCGGCCGCGATCAGCTCCGTGACCTGCCGGTCCTCCTCGGTGCCGTCGTCGTACCACGTCCACGTCTGATCGCTCCGCGACACCTGCTCGCGACGGTCCAGCTCGTCCAGCAACCGCTCCAACGCCGCGTCGTCACCGGCGTCGGAGAATCGCTGCACCAGGTCAAGGACCTGCTCGTCGGGCACCTGAGAGAAGTCATCCGGCAGATCGGCCACCGCAGCCGCCACCCGCTGCTCGCGCTGGGCGTCGCGTTCCTTGGCACGCTGCTCCAAGACCTGTGTGATCCGGGCGACGGCCTGGGCGTCGCCGCCGTGGCGGCCGAGCAGCCCGGCCAGGTCCTCATCCGACATCTGCTCGAGCGACGTCGGCAGTGTGGCCGCCTTCTGCCGGTCACGCCGGACCGGGACCCCGGACTCCTTGGCGTGTTCCTTGATCTGCTTGTTCAGCCGACTGGCGCGGGCCTCGGCCTTGCGCCGATCGTCGGCGTCGAGCGCGACGGTCGCCTGCCGTTTGGCCGAACGCAGGTCCCGCTCTAGTCGCCGCATCTTCTGGGAGTCGCGGTAGGAGGCGGGGTGCGGCTGCACCGGCGGCCGCTTCGTGACACCGGGCAGGTAGGCGCCCAGATTGTGGCCACAGCCCGGGTGCAGCAGCCCTGCGGTTCGGGCCTGCTCGACGGTGCCTTCGACCAGCACGTCCACCATGTCGTCGCTGATGGCGGACTCTTCCTGCCGCCAGCCGATGCGCCCCGACTGGGTGAGGATCTTGCCCTCCCAGACGGCGCACCGCTCGCACGTGAACGGCAGCCTCGTGACGATAACCAGGTCAACGCCGTTCTCCTGCAACGTCGCCAGGTGCCCGTCCACCGCGGCGCGGGCCATGGCCGTACGTCCGGCCATCTCCGCGTACGCGCCGATCGACCAGGACCGGCCGGCCGCGTCAGTGAACCCCGTGATGCCCTTGCGAGCGAACTTCTCCAGCGCTCTCGACGTCGCCTCGCGGCGCGTCTCCGCGCCTGTCAACGCCCGCGCCGTGACTTCGCCGACGACCTGCGAGAACACATCCTCGGTCGCGCGGAGCGCGCCGAGGTGCACGTTCGCGACGCGCTGCACAGTCTGCTTGGCCAGCTCGATCACGCCCTGGCCCTGGCCGATCCCCTTCCGCACGCCCAGCCGGGACAGGTCGGTGACCGCGCGCTGCACGCCGCGGCGCCACGCCGCGTTCACGCCTGCGGTGACGAGCTTGTCCGCGAGCCGTTCCAGCCGGCGCACCACCCGGTCGGCTTCCTTGCGCAGCTCACGCACCTCGGCGAAGCGCGGGCCTTCCCATCCAGGTTCTCCCAGCCGGGCGGCCAAGGCTTCGGAGACGACGCGCAGCAGCTCCCGCTCGGCATCCCAGTAGATCGCCGCCACGGCGCGGGCGTGGTCGAGAGCCGCCTCGATATCCTCCAGCGGCTCGGCCACGTCAGTCCTCGCCGCTCGCTGCCGGAATCAGCTCATCTTCCAGCCGGTCCGGGTCCTGCACGTTCAGGCCGAGCTCGTCGCGCATCCGGTGCATCTCCTCGCGCACCTGGTGATCGTCCCAATCCGAGTGCAGCGTCCTGATCTTCGTTTCCAAGGACACGGCCTGCGCCCGGTTCAGCAGCTCCAGCGTCCGGCCCAGCGCTTCGGGGTCGGGCTGCACGCCGTCCGGCCAATGCACCTCGCCCCTCTCCGCGCTGACCTTCGTGCCGAACACACGGTGATCGACTGACAAGAGCACGTCAGGCAGCCAGCGCAGCGTCGGGTTCCAGTAGCCCGTCTTGCGGCCGCGCGTCGAGAACGACTTCCGCTCTCGGCTGTGGACCTCGGTGGCCGTCATCTGCTTGCCGCTGCCGTCCACCTCGCCGAACGACTGCGCGGAATATCCGGCGCCCCTCAAGATCTGGGCTGTGAGCGCCTTGCCCGTCTCCACGTGCTCCTGGACGCGGATCGCGAACTGACTGACCGTGAGCATGTTGTTCGGGGTCGCGCCTGGCGGCGGCAGCATGGCCAGCCCGCTGTAGATCTCCTGGTCCGGGTCCCAGCTCGCGCCCTTGCCGCGGCCGTGGTTCTCCAGGAAGAGATCAGGCACGATGACGCGGCCCTTGCCGAGCCGGATGTCTCGCATCAGCGAGGTCCACACCTCGTCGAGCGCGTCCATCAGGTGCTCTACGCCCTGGTAGTCGGACCGGCCCAGGCTGGTGCCTCGCAGGAGTCGGTGCGGGCGCATGTTCGGGATGTAGCTGACGAGCAGGCCCTCCTCGTAGAAGCTGTCGAAGCCGCCGTCCTCGTCCACACGGTCGGCGAAGATCTCCGTCTCCGGATGCTCCTCCAGCGGGATCTGCTTGCCGAGACGGTCCTGTGTGCCCAGGTACAAGCCGTGCAGGACACGACCCTTCTCGTGCCGTTCGAGGTGCCGCCACACATGACGCTCCTCCTCGGCCAGCACCCGCCAGAAGGTGACCGCGGCGAGCTTGCCATATCTGAACTCGGGTATCGCGCTGTCCGGCGGCAGCACCGACAGCACGGGGTGGTCGTACATCTCCATGTCCCACCCGACACGCAGATACCCGCCGCCGTACGCGCTGCCGATCTCGGCCGCCTCCAGCAGCGCGCCGTAGATCGCCGCCTCGTGCATGATCTTGTCCAGGCGCTTCTGGCTCGTCTTGCCGGGCACCTTCAGCGTGGGCGGCTCGGCGAACAGCAGGTCGGCCGACGTTGCAGCGATGTCCCCGGCCAGGGGGACGTGCAGCTTGGTCGATCTGACCTGACCGGCCGACGCCGGCGAGCCCCAAAACCAGCGGGTGGCCCGGTTCAGCAGCCCAGTCACACCCCTCTGCGGGCGGTCCCACCCCTTCGGGTCGAGCCCGATGCCGTGTACCTGGCCAGCGCCGTATACCCGCGCGAGCTGGTCGGGATCGCCCGCGTACCACGCCCCCCACTGCTCATACAGCTGCAGCTCGCGCGTGATGTGCGGCGGCGGCCACTCCTGATTTCCGATGGGAAGCGGCATCCCACAGCCTCACTCTTCGATCGGTTCGGTCACGTGCGCGGGGGCCAGAACCAGCAGCCCGGCTCGGCGCCGGGGCTGACGTTGTACTCGTGGAACCCGCCTTGCTGGCCAGGGGTGAACACCCACAGGTGCACGTGGAAGGCGGAATCGAGCGGCGGGACCGCGCCCAGGCGCACCCCTTCGGGGTCGAGCGTTTCCACGTCGGCGGTCACGATCGCCGCCCGGATCGCGTGCAGCCCCTGCTCGCCCCGGTAGCGGACGATGCGGCCGGTCGTCGGACGATCCATGGGAGACTCCTTAGATGAGGTCGATCAGCCCGGCTGGTAGCACCGGCCGTTCGACCGCGCCGGTGATCCGCACCCACGCCTGGTAGGTGCCTTCGGTGAGCTGGGCCGCGCCGGGGCCGATCAGGATGCGGGCCTCCCGCCCGCGACCGCTGACTTGCCCCCATGAGGCGAGCTGCCAGTCCCCCTCGACGGGCTCGACCCCAGCAGTTGTGAAGGCAACCTCCACGCCCTCTGTGCCTGAGGCGCCCTCGATGGGGATGTACAGGTAAACCTTCGACAGGCAGGAAATGCCCTCCACGTGGCCCTCCCTACGTGTGCGGCGAGCATGCCGACCAGCGGATACGTCGCCGTCCAGCGCTCCAGGTGACGCGGGCCGTAGACGCTGCCCACGTCGGCGCGGGTTGGCCCGTCTCCCACCGAGTTGTCGGTGTGGCCGCCTGCCACGCGGTACGGATGATCCCGGCCTTCAGGGGCTGGCTCTTGTGCAGCAGTGGCGTGATCGGCAGCGCCGTCTCGCCGGTACGGGCGTGACCGAGCGTCCCGGTGAACAGTCGGCCGGCCAGGTTGTGTTCGCCAGCCGTGCCGAGCGTGCGGCGGTGGATCTTCCAGACCACGGCAGCCTGGTCACGGTCGAAAGCCGTGCCGAGCAGCCGCACGCGGGCGGGCCGGGCCGCCAGTGCGGCGCTGACGTCCGTGGCCTGACCGACGCGGTAGATCTTTACAGCGCGGATCGGCAGCGCCGACTCGGTCTCCACCGCGGCGTCGACACCACGGCCGCCGCGCACGATCACGGCTTCAGCGTCGTCACCCTCGCGTGCCTGGCCGACAAGCCGAGCCCGGACCGGCCTGACGACGGTAGCGGCGTTGGTCTGCGCGGCGGCTGCGACGGTGCGGACTTTGATGGGCCTGATCGGCTGCGCCGCGCCGGCCTCACCGACCGTGCCCACGGTGCGGCGATGCACCGACTTGATCGAGGTTGCCGTCTCTTGCGAGACGGGCTGAGCGAGCAGCCGCCGCTTGCGCTGTACTACGGGCAGCGCCTGGTGGCCGCCGCCCACCTGACCGACCGTCCGCGTGATGGGCCCGCCTCCAAAAGGGCCGAGCTTGGTCGGGCCGATCGCGAGGTCGTCGAGGTAGACCCGGCCCGACGACTCGCTCGTCACGTGGAACTCCGCCGTGGACGGCTTACCGCCTGGCCAGGCCACCGTCGCCGACGACACGTAGTTCGTGTGGGTCGTGGAGTCGGCGCTGATGTAGGTCCACACCTCGACGGTGCCGTTGCCCGCGGAGTTGATCGTGTACCGGAACTCGATCCGCACCCACTGATCGGCCGGGATCGCCGTCCCCGTGGTGGCCACGTTGCTGGTCGCCGAGCTGGTGTAGACGTAGATCTTGTTGTCGCTGTTGATCCACGCCTTGCTGACGATCCCCGTGGGGCCGATCAGCGCGAACAGAGCGCGAAACCCGGTGAAGGAGCCGGTCCGGTACACGTACAGACGCGAGCAGAACACATCGCCCGCCATCGCGGCCGATTGCCAGTCGACGTGTGTGTCGCTGTCCACCCCTGGGTTGATCACCGCCAGGCCAGGGCCGTGCGTGAACGAGGTGGTGTAGTAAGCCAAGCCGACGATGTTGGTGAAGGCGTTGCCGCTGGCGCCGCCCGAGTTGCCGACTGTGATGGCTGCGTTGGCGGTACCGCCGTTGAAGGAGTTGGTCAGAGTCGTCAAGGCTAGACCCCTCTGGCGTTGCTACACCGGGGTGGCGCGGAAGAACCCCGCAGCGGAGATCTGCGCGAGCACGTCTGACCCGTCCGGCGAGATCACGAAGTCATGGCAGGTGAGCGGGATGATCGCCGAGTCAGGTGAAGCCGCCGCAGGCTTGTAGGCGACGACGAGCTTGGACCAGCCGCCGGAGGCGGCCAGCACGCTCGTCCACGTCTGGTCGGGAATGTCGAGGTCGAGCCTGTCGTTGGCGTCGTCGGCCGCGACCACGTTGAGGTCGGCTGCTGTCAGCGACTTGCGGGCGTAGCCGTTGCCAACCGCGACCTCGTTGGTGGAGCCGATGACGACGTCGGCCAAAGTGTCCTTGTCGCGCAGTACCGCGTCGGTCTCCAGGCCACTGGTGACCAGCGCGGCGACCACCAGCGTGGAGCCGGACGGGTCGGCGTTCTTGACCCGCCAGTAGAACTCGGCCACGCGGCCGAGCGCGATGTTGAAGGTGAAGTCGGCCACAGCGTCTCCCTAAAGGGTGAGATGGTCTGGCGGTGCGGCCCGACCCTGCGCTGCCCCTCAACAGCATGGGGTCGGGCCGCACCGGTCGCTCGACGCGCGTACCGGGGAAGTCCGCGCGGAGCAGGCGCACCGGCCGACCCGCCACAAGCCAGCCACGTGCGCGTCTTCAAAGGGTTCAAACTATGGCCGCGAGAGTTGGCGACAAGAGCGGCCCGCGGGGCGACGCTGTCACCATGACGCAGTCCTGGACCTTGATCATCGCGCCCCTTGGCGCGATGATCGCAACACTCCTGGGAGTTGTTGTCGGTGGCAACGTCAGCAACCGGTCACAGCAAAGGCACTGGCTGCGCGACCGCCAGATGGAAGCCTGCGCCCAGATTCTCCGTGAGTCATCGAACGTGACCATCGAACTATCTATGATGCACGGCCACTGCTCACCACCGGGTACTGCTCCTGCCGCCCTGGACTGGAGACCGTGGAACGAAGCTCTGGCCATGGTGAACTTGATCGGCGCCAAGGAAATCGTCGAAGCGGCTCACACGATCGACACGGTGATATGGCGCATCCACATCCAGGTCAAAGCGGGGCTCGCCACCGGGGCAGAGTGGTTCCCCATGCGTGATCGGATCGAAGCTCAACGGCGGGAGTTCGTCAACGTTGTCCGGCGACACCTCGCAGCGCATGAGCCGCTGGCCAGCCTCGGTGGGCGGCCCGCTTCGGACGACCCCATCTGGGACTCCCATTGGAGACGAGCGGTAGTTCCCGACGAGAAGGCTGGTCAACAGCAAGCGGTGACCTCTCGGCCTGAGCCCAATTCAGAAGGTGGGAACGGGTTCAAGGAGCCGTAGCCACGCGGCTTGCGTAGTGTGCAGCGCGTACCTGGCCGCGTCGAGGGAGTGATCATCCATCTTCACCGGGGCGTCCTCGCCGCGCTCAGCCTTCTTCTCATCCCACGCGTAGCTCGCGACTTCGTCCAGGAAGCCCGTGCAGGAGGCATGGACCCTGAGGTGGTCGGCGGCGATCAGGTTGGACATGGTGCGGATGCCGTCCAGCACGCTGTTGTCGCCCTGCACCGGCCGGTGGCCGTCGCGGTAGAGCTGCGTGATGAACGACGCGGCGGACGGGTCCACGAGCAGCCAGTCCGGCCGCACCCCGCGCGTCCCGGGGCCGTGCGGGTTGGGGATGTTGTCCAGCCAATCCGTGAGCCGCTGCGAGTACTCGGCGTCGGTGAGCTGACGGCGTTCGACGCGGGAGTCGTAGCGCAGCTCGGACGCCAGGTAGATGCGGCGGTGCCCCTTGAGGTCGGGGGTGGAGACGCCAACCAAGATCGCAGAAAAGGGATTGACGGTGCCATAGTCCACGCCCGTCGCAAGCCACTTCTCCATGAGCGGCAGCTCAGTGACGACGTGGCGCTCCTCGTCGAACTGGTCGAAGATCGCGCCCTCAGCCATCACCCAGAGCCCGACGATGAACCGCTTGTACCAGAGCCCGCTGTACTCGCTCTTGAGCGCCTTGACGTAGGCGGGGTCCAAGCTGTGGTTGTCGTCGAGGCGGAAGTGCCAGCTCTTGAGGTCTAGTTCGTGCGCCCGGTCGAGGAAGTCCTTCTTGAGCCAGTGCGATGGCGAGTCCGGGTTCGTGCTAGCGAACAGCTTCGCGCCCTTCACTGACAGGCGGCTGAGCAGCATGTCCCAGAACGGCCGCTCGATCAGCGTGGCCTCGTCCACGTACGCGCCGGCCGCCGTCATGCCTCGCAGGCGGTTCTCAGCACGGGCGTCGTTGCTGGAGATGATCTCGACCTTGCGGCCCAAGATCACAGCAGTCGGTGCCCCGCGGGTGTAGGTGATGCGCTTGGCGATCGGCCCCATGATCGCGGGGTCGGTGAGCACGTCGAACACATTTCTGGCGATCGTGTCGGCGGTTTTGCCAACGATCACGAGCGACCCACCGCGTGGTGCATTCGCGACGAAGATCACCCAGCGCAGCAAGGACGCGATGGTCTTCCCGCTGCGGATGGCGCCCCACCAGATGTTCAGGCGCGCGTCCGACTCGGCGATCGAGCGTTCCTGCTTGGGCGAGAGCCGCACGGCCAGGGTGAGGCTCACGCTTCACCCCCGCTGTCGTCGTACTCGATCTCGCCCTGGATGACCTCGGCTTCGAGGATCACGTCGGTTTCCGGGTCCGGCATGTTGTGGCGGGCCTGAAGCTGAAGAAGCATGTTGCCTAGCAGGCTGACCATGTCGCTGTCGGCCGCGCCATTACGGTTGATCAGATCCAGGCCCAGCAGCGAAGAACGCTTGTTGATGATCTTCAGGCAGGTTTCGACGGCGTTGACCTCGCCCTTGAGCACCTTCGGCCAGACCGCGGCCATCATCCGGTCCAGCCGGTCCAGCTCAAGGTGCAGCAGGTGCTCGGCCGCCATCTGCTCCTGCTTGGCCGCCTTCTGCAGCGCCCGCGTGACATCGGTGCTCGCCGCCTGCGGGCTGGAGTAGCCCAGCCGCTCCGCGATGAGCGTGGGGCTCACGCCAGCGATGCGCATCTGCAACGCCTGGTGGCGGCGCTTGGAGATCTCCAGCTTGCGCTGCTGATCAGCCATGAGGGAGCCGCCCTCCTTGCTCGTATGCGGAACCGCTAACGATCTGCGTGAATTCTCAGCGCTGCGAGCACGATCTCAGGCAGCGGCGCCTCACCGTCCCTGGCACGGATCCGGTCGAGCAGCTCGGTCACCTCGGCGTGCTGGGCAGCCGTCAACGTGACGATCAGCTCCACCGTTATCCCGGTCTTCGGCCGGGGCGCAGACGGCGCAGCCTCCTCGACGTCGTCCTCGTCGGACTCCTCGTCCTCGAGGTCGCCGTCACCGCCTTCGCCCTCGTCCTCGGCCGCGGTGGCCGGAGCGGACCGCGCTGGCGGTTGCGGCGTGGCCGCCTCGTCGGCGATGACATCGATCTCGCCCGCCAGGTCGTCGAGCAGGTCCGCCAGGTCCTCGTCACGCCAGCCGGTCCCGTCGAGGTCGGGCAGCCCTTGCAGCAACTCGACAAGCTTGGTGTCGTCGTAGCCGCCGAACTCTCCGAGCCGGTTGTCGGCAAGCAGGATGCGCAGCGCGGTGTCGTCGTCTACGTCGAGCACCACGGCGGGGATCTTCTTCAGCCCGGCCTTGGTCGCACCGCGCCAACGGTGCTCACCCGCGATGATCCGCATCCGCGACGACTGTACGACGACTGAGCCGTAGAAGCCGAACCGCTTGATCGAACCGGCGATGAGGTCTATGTCGCCCCGGTGGGGGTTGTCAGGGTGCGGCTCCAACTCGTCGACCCGGACCATGCGGTACTCCTGCGTGGCGATCTCCGCCATCACATCCCCTCCGCATACGGCGTAGTGAGGTCGTCGAACGGTACGTGGTCGACCACGTGCGGCAGCTCCGGTTCGACGATCTCGACGGTCTGGTCAGTCACCCAGACGCCCCGCGCGCCGATCTGCTCGGCGAACACCGCCATGGCAGGCTCCAACCAGCCGTTGTCGTCGCGCTGCACCTGGTCCACGATGAGCGCGAACGGTTCCTCGCTGACACCGCCGAGCTCCATCAGCGGGAGCCGTAGGATCTGGATGCGCACTACTCGGCCACCGGCGCGTAGCCGCGCTCGAAAACTGACCGCGGCGTAGGCCAGAACGCGCCGCTGCCGTCGTGCACAATGTAGTCGCCCAGCGCCGCCCGCCGCATGCCCTCAGGGGTCTGCACGTCGAGGTACTCGGCGGACCGGCCCGGGAGCGCAGGTTGGCCGACGATGCCGCGCAGCTTGGAGTGTTCGTTGATCCACTTCACGATGTCGTCCAGGTCGTAGCCGTTCACCTCGACCGCCTCGACGATGTCGTTGGTCGGGTTGTAGTGCTTGACCTCCATGCTCAGGCCTCCAAATCAATGCCGAGGTTCACAAGACTTGCCGACGAGGTCTTTCTCTACCTAGGGGCTTGGTAGAGTACGACCCATGTCTCAACAGGCAGGGCCGCGCATGACGCTGCCCACTCAACTGGTTCTTCGAGCCCTGCTCGAAGAACCCGACCGCGAGATGTACGGGTTGGAGATCTGCGCTGTAGCCGGGCTGCCGACGGGCACCATCCATCCGATCCTCGCCCGCTTTGAGGGGCTGGGCTGGCTGACGTCCCGCTGGGAAGAAGGCGATCCTCATGAGCAAGGCCGCCCACGCCGCCGCTACTACCGGCTTACGCCAGACGGAATGGAGAAGGCTCGCCAGGCACTCGCCAATGCGCAAAACAAGGTGGCCCACCTTCAGCACATGAGAGGCCGACTGGCCGGAGGTGCGGCTTGATCTCCCCCGGACTCAATCCCACCAAAAGAGCGAGAAAAGCCGCGTCCATGGTTCGCTTTCTCGCCCTCGGGCTCGTCAAAGATTTTGAGCTGCTGCTCAAGCTGGTCCGTGACGGCGGCAGAACACCCGAGAGCCGAGACCAGAGTCAACAACTTGCGAAAACGTCTCAACGAGTACAAGAGCTTCTCGCTAGCCTAGAAGTCCTTCAACATTATGATCCTGGCATTTGGAATAAATGCCTTCCACCCATTCTTGCTCTCGACTCACTAAGGACGTCATCTCGGATAGAGCAGATCATAGCTGTTGAAGGAGCAATTGAGGGTGCTCTAATTTTGGCAAAAGTCATGAGCGGCATGATTGAGCCCCTGCCGCCAACCGAGGTGTCGTACTCGCTGCGTCCTTCGTCGCGCATAATGCAATCCGCAGGCCGGCTGAACAGAAGACACGAGCCGGTTGCGGCGGCAAACTCGGCTGCACGGATCGTCGCCCTCTCGATGCACATTCTTCCGGTTGAGCATAGAACCCGCTATAGCGAGGAGATCCGGAGCGAGCTTTATGACCTCGCTCAGATGAAAGCTACGCCTGCCATGCAGATCTACTATGCTTTCCGTCAATTCGGCAGAATATGGGCTTTGCGTGGCGCGCTTAAGCGACCAGCAACGCGCCCTTCGGAAAAGCTGTTCCGAGCAATGTGTTGGGTGCTTTCCTCAGAGCGTCGCACTTGGCTATTTATCGGGACTGTGACAATAGCGGCCTTGATCGACGTAGTCATGAGGCAGGGTTGGGGATCCGCGCCGCTCGCAGCTCCTGCCGCCTGGCTTTTTCACAGCGGCGCCAAGTGGCTTCGGCGACGGCTTGGGATTATGGTTATCGGGGACAACGAGAAGGACGACAATAGTAGCAGCCCTATCGATTGATCCACACTGACTCGGTGGCGTGGCGCCGCTCGTCCGAACTGGAAGCCCGAACGCGATAGTCGATGCGGCGCCACGCTCCGAGCAGTTTGTCGTACATGGCCGAGCGGTAGCCGGACAGCACGATGGTGCTCTTGCACTCCACGAGGAGCTGGAGCAGCCGTTCGTGCTCGGGCTCGCGGTCCATCTCCTTCACATAGTGGCCGGACCCGAAGGCGTTTCTCGTGCTGCGGAGATAGGGCGGGTCCACGTACATCGCAGTCTGCGGTGAGTCCATCCGCGAGATGAGCTCGGCCGCGTCGCAGTTCTCGACGAACGCCTCCCGCAGCCGCGCGGCGTGCCAGCGCAGCGCCGCGGCAGCGCGCTTCGACCCCGCGGGGTTGTTCACTCGGGTGCGGCTCGTTGGCCTGCGCCAGGATGCGCCGGCCTCGCCACTGCGGGACTGGGTGCACTGGATCCACCAGCGGCGGGCTCGCTCAAGGTCCGTCGCGGTGGTGTCGTTGAGCTCGGCGGCCTGGTGCTCGGCACGGGCGTACGGCGTCAGCTCGACCGCGCGGATCAGCGCCCGCGGCTGGTCGCGCAGCGTCTTCATGAAGGCGACGAGATCGCCATTGATGTCATTGATCGTCTCGATCTGCACCGGCTTCTTCGCGAAGAACACCGCGGCGCTGCCCGCGAACGGCTCGCAGTACACCTCGTGCGGCCCCAGCAGCCCAGCCAGGAAAGGGGCCAGCCTGCCCTTGGCGCCGTAGTACTGGAACGGAGGGCGCAGCGCCACGGGACCCTCCTCGCTATGGTGACGGAGTGGACGATTCGATCAGGCGTACGAACGGGTCGAACCCGTACGACGAGGAGGCGTATCCGGTCGCGATACCGCCGCTGGTCTCGTACGCGCCGCGATGAGTTCGACGACCGCGCTGTGTTCCTGCTCGCTCGGCGTCAGGTCGGACCTGTCAGGTCCGCGCCGATGTGACCGATCCCACGGAGATGTGGCCAGGCATGTGGCCAGTTCGCTCTGATGTGGCCAATCCGCAGGCCGTACGCGTACGGCTTCGTCCCTGGATTGAGCGAAGCGCTCGCTATGGGCCTGTCGGTAAGGCTGGCCTCACCAGCCGCCATCTGCTGCGTTCGCGCACGTGAGCTGGGTCGGCACAGTCGATCGGCGGAGCGTCTTGCGAATGTTCGCAATTTAGTACATCCTGCATCAGTGAGTTCTGACGCAGGAGGTGTGGTGAGTCAGTCGTTCGTCGCCGCGGTGCAGGAGCGAGCGGCCCGCGCGTGGGCCGCTCTGGATGCCGCACGCCACGACGGCGATGCCGATCAGGTGCTGCTGGCCGAAGCGGACTGGGAGGACGTGCAGCGCTTCGCACGACGCCATGGCGTCCAGATCGGCTCGCCGGCCGAGGTGCCCGGCGAAGGGGGCGCCGATCGGGTGGATGGGCAGGCGTGGTGAACTCCGTTCCCTTGTATGAGGCCAAGGCCGAACTGTTTCGGCTGCTGGGCCACCCGGTGCGGATCCGGGTGCTGGAGCTGCTGCAGAACGAACCCATGCCGGTCCGGGATTTGTTGGCCGCTATCGAGGTTGAGGCGACCGGGTTGTCTCAGCACCTGGCCGTGTTGCGGCGCTCGGGCATGGTCAGCGCGCATCGCGACGGCTCCACAGTGGTCTACAGCCTGTCCGGCGGGGATGTGGCCGAGCTGCTGCGCGCCGCCCGCCAGTTGCTCACCCACAAGTTGGCGGGCCAGCATGAGCTGCTCGATGAGCTGCTGAAGGCGCAGGCCGGTTCGGCAACTGGTTCGGGGGCTGGCGCGTTGTGAGCTCCGTAGTGTCCTCGGGCTGGGCCCGTATGCGTTCGGTGCTGCCCGAACGCGACAAGCTGGCCGCGATGGGCCGTCATCCCCGCCGGGATCTGCTGGCCGGGTTGACGGTGGCGATCGTGGCGTTGCCGCTGGCGCTGGGATTCGGTATCTCCTCGGGGATGGGCGCGGCGGCGGGCCTGGCCACCGCGGTGATCGCGGGCGCGCTGGCCGCCGCCTTCGGCGGGTCCGGGCTGCAGGTATCCGGGCCGACCGGGGCGATGACCGTGGTGCTGGTGCCGATCGTGCACACCTACGGCGCCTCGGGGGTGCTAACGGTCGGGATGCTGGCCGGGCTGATGCTGATCGCGTTGGCGCTGGCCCGGGCGGGCCGGTATATGGCGCTGGTGCCCGCGCCGGTGGTGGAGGGTTTCACTCTCGGCATCGCCTGTGTCATCGCGCTGCAGCAGATCCCGTCCGCGCTCGGCGTGCCGATCCCTGACGGCGACCGGGTACTGGTGGTGGCCTGGCACGCCGTGCAAACCTTCCTGGCCGAGCCGTCTTGGTGGGCGCCGGTGATCACGCTGGCGGTGACCGGGCTGATGCTGGCCGGTGCCCGCTGGCGGCCCACCGTGCCGTTCTCGCTGCTTGCGGTGGTGGCCGTCACCGTGGTGACAGAGCTGACCCAGGCGCCGCTGACCCGGATCGGCGCGTTGCCCGCCGGGCTGCCCGCACCGTCACTGGCCTTCCTCGATGTAGCGGCACTCGGCTCGCTGCTGGCCCCCGCTGTGGCCGTGGCTGCGCTGGCCGCGCTGGAGTCGCTGCTGTCGGCGGCGGTGGCCGATGGCATGAGCGTCAGCCACAAGCACGATGCGGACCGCGAGCTGTTCGGCCAGGGGCTGGCCAACCTGTTCACCCCGTTGTTCGGTGGCGTGCCGGCCACCGGCGCCATCGCTCGCACCGCGGTCAACGTGCGTTCCGGCGCCACCTCCCGGCTGGCCGCGTTCGCCCACGCCGCGATCCTCGCCGTGATCGTCTACCTGGGGGCCGGTTTGGTCGCCCGCATCCCGCTGGCCGCGCTGGCCGGGGTGTTGCTGGCCACCGCTGTGCGGATGGTCGAGGTCGGCTCGGTCAAGGCGATGGCTCGCGCCACCCGCGGCGACGCGATCGTGCTGGCGCTGACGGCGCTGGCCACGCTGGCCTTGGATCTGGTCCAGGCGGTCATCCTCGGGCTGATCGTGGCCGGCGCGCTGGCGTTGCGCGCCATCGCGCGCAACGTCCGCCTGGATGAGACCCCGATCCGCGCCGATCTGCCGGGGGATCACACCGAGCAGGAGCACGCGCTGCTGGCCGAGCACATCGTCGCCTACCGGCTGGACGGCCCGCTGTTCTTCGCCGCCGCCCACCGCTTCTTGCTGGAGCTGTCGGAGGTTGCCGCCGTCTCCGTGGTGATCTTGCGGATGTCGCGTGTCACCACCGTCGACGCCAGCGGCGCGCTCATCCTGGGCGATGCCATCATCCGGCTGGAACGCCGCGGGATCACCGTGTACGTCTCCGGCATCCGCGATGGCCACCACCAGGCATTGCACGCCCTGGGCGTGATCGCCCGGCTCGATGCGGCCGGGCACGTGTTCGCCTCCACCCCCGAGGCCATCACCGCCGCCCGTGACCACATGTGTCATCACGGAATGCTGCCAGACACCCCCGGCCTTCCTTCCGACACCGTGCCACCACGCAACCCGTTACGGGAAAGAGGTGTTCCAGGTGAAGACGCGGTCGCCTCGCCCGGCCGCCCATAGCGAAGTGCCGATTTGCCGATAGGCATCGGCACTTCGCCGGTTTCGGGGACCTTCTGATGCCGGTTCGTCCAGGATGGAAGGGCCTCTCGGGGAGGAAAATGCCGCCTCCGGCTGTTCTCGGCACTTTCCGCGCAGACAAGCCCGCGGCGGCCGGCAGGCCGCCATCTTCCTTGAGCGTAGAAGAGGGATCGGCACCCCGATGGCGCGCACCCTGGACGAAGACGAGCTGATCGAGCATTGGCTGCTGATCGGCAAGGAGCCGGATCTGCTGACCGGCCGGACCCGCCCGTCCAAGCTGGCGCTGGCGTTGGGGCTGAAGGCCGCACCGCCGAGCGCCACCGGGCGCAGATCCGCACATTCCTGAACTTCGGCGAATGCACCGTGGCCGATGCCGAACGGCTGACGCACTGGCTGGCCACCAACGTGTGCGAGCGGGAGCGGCGAGCCGATCGGGTGCGTGAGGCGCTGCTGGCTCAACTGCGGGAGGAACGCCTGGAGCGGCGACCCGCCTGCGAATCAGTCAGCTGATCGGCTCAGCGCTGAGCCGCTCCGAAACGGCCCTGACCACGAAGATCGTCCCCCGGATGCCGCACCTCGCTGGAGATCCACTCCAAAATTGCGCTCGGACCCGCCCAGGAAACCTACGACGGCGTCATCGACCAGTTCCCCGTGTAGATAACCTTTAACACCCCTGTCTACCTGCGAGAACGCATCAGATGGCGGCTGGTGGATCCGTCCTTACCGACAGGCCCTATGCCGGTCGGCTCCGGAAAATGGCCACATCTGTTGAAAGGATCGGGACGCGATCCGTTCGAGGAGAAGTGGCCCCCCGCAGGTCGAAGCATGATCATTGGCCATGTCGGCGCGGGCCTGACAGGACCGAAGGAGTGGGAGGGCCTGGTGAGTGGGTAGTCACCACGCGGTCGGGCGCTGGCGCGGTGCACCAGAAGTTCGTCGAGTGGGTGCCGGGCGAGCAGTTGCACCAGGTCCGGCAGAGGCCCTGCGCGACCGGTACAAGAAGGTGCCCCGGTTCAAGCGATGAGTTAATGAAGCTCCGACCAGGAGAAACGCGCTCTGCTCGATTCTGAGACGTCGCTGCTCGGACCTTTCCCCCTTGCATGCGAACGCGCGAGATAGGCGCTCTGCCTTGATCACAGCGCGCCTATCTCGCGTGATCCTTGGTCCGATCACTCATGATCCGAACATGTGTACCCTTGATGTTGCTTCACCCGAGCAAAGGGAGCCCTGCGGAGAGCGGGGACGCATCGTTCCCAGCCGGATAAGCCTGAAAGGCGTCCGATGCGTGACCCTGAGAAGGGATGAGCGACGGCGAGGAAGAACGCCGGTGGCCTGCTCGCGACGGGTCACCGACTTTCGTCATTCGATCGCCGACGCCACCAACTGGGAAGGATCTCTTTCGAGTTGGTCCGCCGTGTGCAGATAGATCATTGTTGTGTTCAGGCTCTCATGATCGAGAGCTTCCTTGATGTCCATCGGGTTCGCGCCCAGGTCCTTGGCGATCGACGCCCAGGTGTGCCGCAGGACGTGCGGCGTCACCTTTGCCTCGATCCCGGCCTGACGCCCGATCCGCGTCACCAGCTCCGACACTGACGACCGGTAAAACCGGCCGCCCGTGTCCGTGACGAAGATTCGCCCCTGCAGCTCGGCCACCTCGACGCCGGCGCGGCGCGCCCGGTCCTCCAGGTAGCGGTCGAGCGCGTACGCGGTCTCCACTGGCAGACGCCTGATCTTCGGCTTGTCGCCCTTGCTGACGATCCGCAGTGTCCGCATCCCGCGCGCCCAGCCGAGCGCGTCGAGCTCGGCCGCGATGGCCTCCTCCGCCCGGATCCCGGTATGGACCAGAACCCGGATGAACGCCGCGATACGCAGCCGGGCCGGCCCGAAGTCGGCGTCGGCCGCAGCCACCAGGTGGTACGCCTCGTCGCGGGTCAACGCAGTCGTCTCGCTCCGGTTGCGCTGCACCTTCGGCCGTCGCGTCGCCTTGAACCGGTTGGCGTCGATCACTTCCTCGTCAAACAGGTAGTCGTACCACGACGACACCCCCCGAGAGGTGCCGCGCCATCGTCTTCGCAGGGATCGACGCTCTGGCCTAGAGTTCAAGCCACCGCTTGTAGACGTCACCGTGCGCCTTGCGCGCCTTGAGCGGGTTGAGGCCGGTCTCGGTACAGAAGGCGAACCACCGCTCGATCTCGCGCCGGTAGGCGTCTCGCGTGTTCGGCGACTCGTACGACAGCAGCCACGCCATGGTGAGGTCCTGGGCGTAGCCGAGCAGGGCCGGCGGCAACGCGAGTGTGCCACCGTGCGCTGAGGCCAGGTCAGCCGTCATTATGTGTCCTCACCATGACGGGTCTGAGCGGTAGTCGGCGACGACCACTCCTTTGCGCCGGATCTGCACCACCTCAACCTTGATGTCCACACGGGTGACATGCGCCATTGCCATCTGTTCGGCGACTTGGCGTATAGGAAGTGAGCAGACCGTCGCCCAGCCACGGGTGCCGTCCTCGTGTTGGGCGGCCAGGACAGCGACTTCATACAGGTCGTCTCCAGCGGCGCCATCGATGTCCGCCTGGCTTGTCATGGCCTGTGTGTCAGGGTCGCTGTTGTGAGCGATCTGCATGATCGTACCTTGAGGAGGAAGGGCATGGGCCCCACAGCCTAACAAAAATGATCAATGGTCATAACGAGGATTATGGGGGGAATAAAACGATGATGGTCGGGACTCCGCAGCCTCCCCACCTGCCCCTAGCCGTCCCCGTCAACATCCTGTCCGACCCCATCGGACCGAAGTGACTGCACCTGGCGCTCTCGGCAAGGAAAGCCGATCAACGTCTCGCCCCGATAAGGGAACTTATCACCACCCAGAGCGGATCTCCCACCAACCTCCCGAGACGGACAACAAGAAGTTACTCGCAGGTAACCGTGCCGAGAAATGCGCACCCTGCGCACCACCGAGGCAGACTAGAAGCCAGGCGAGACGGTACGGCTCCGGTCCCGCCAAGACTGTAATTCCATACCGATCACCACGCGGCCCGTCGCCACCGTCTAAGAACCTGGCGGAGCCACCGACATTCGGCAGCGTGGAGTGACCGGCATGGGGTTCAGGTGCAGAAGCTGCGCGATTTTCGCCAACTCATTGATGAGCTCATCCTCACCGCCGCCGCCATCTGCGGGGCTATCAGCATGCTCGCAGTCATCCTCTTCCTTACGATCAGCGGCATCATCGCGCTCCTCAACCTCCTCCTCCGCTAATCCGAAAATCGGAGAGCAAGCATGCAGACGGCAGCCAACCCCGGCGGACGACGGTGCGTCGGGGTGGGTGATC